GTAGGCCTTAACTGCCTACTACATTCTCTAGTTATCGTAATTTATATAAATTTATATTTATAACATTATATGTATTTTAATTTTAATATGTTGTAAATTTTATTTTAAATATATAATTATTGATTGCTTAAGAATGTTTTACTTTAACTACATTCTTTTCTTCCCCGCAATGGGTAAAGAAACTATCTCCCTTATTATTCTATTAGACCTCTTGTCTATTTAGATTGTATTATTAGATTTTAGTTATAGGTGGAATTTATTCCACTTGACTGTTTAATCTTTGTTGTTTTAGAGCTCCGTAGAACTCTAGACCTAACTAAACTTTACTGTAGTTCTTTGTGTTTGCACATTGAACTTTGTATTATAGAAACAATTTATGAGATACTTTTGCCACACCGCCGTGGTATGAAAGTACACCCTTGTAAACTGCTCTCGTATTAGGTGTTCTTTTTGAACACCGCCTGACACTTATTGATTCAGACTAAATTCATATTTAATCTTGGCTCTACATCTTGTTTCCATTGAACATGGATACTGGAAGTGACTAAGACTTTTATGGTAATGATGTTGTATGTAATTATTTTAGGTATAAACGTAATGGATGACCCCGTAAGGAAAGTTATTTAGTTGTAATCCTATTTTGTGCTATTAACATTTTAGGTACTAAGTAATAATTACTTCATGGGCTCCGTCTTTGACGCTAGCTCCCTCCTCATCAAAATCCAGACTGTCGACCTACTTTGTGTATTGTTACTATAGGTTGTTAACGCGCAGGTTGTTTGAGCCATCGTTGATGGTTTTAATCAAGTTGTGAGAGATAAATATGATGAATAGATAGAATTGATGGGTACCGATGCAAACTATTATTTTAAATCTGGCTGCAATGTCTATTTTACAAACTAATGAAATAAACGTTAATCAACCCACAACCTCTCAATCTGTTTCTCCTTCTGTTTCCTCCGAATCTGTTACTCTTGAAATTCCTCTTGTTCCTCTTGAAGACCCTACGCCTGCTTATGAAGCGGCTAAAGCTTTAAAAGAAACTAAAATTGCTCTTGAACAAAAACCTGATCCAACACTGTTGTCTAGGACAACTGATTGGTTTAAAGGTTTTGGTATTCCTATTAAAGTGAAAACTCAATTTGATCACTTAACACCTCAAGCCCAAAAGCTCTTGGAAGAAGTATCTAATGAAATTGGAGATATTTCGAAGAGTGTTAAGAATTTATTACATCAAGCTCAAACTTCACTTGACCAATTAGAAACGATGCGACAACTCGAAAGAGTTGTTGGTATCATTATTGGTATTATTGCCATATGGCGTACAGAAGATCTTGTTACTAAACTCTGTATTGCTGGATCTATTGCTTTATCGAATGGTATTGCTACAGCCATTTATGCTAAAGTTCTTTTAACTCGTGTTTCGAAAGTTGAACCTTTGATTAAAGTTCAAGGTGAAACTATTTTAGCACATCCTGAAGAATCTGAAAATCTTATTCAAACTTTTGTCACTTTATTGGGACACACTTTTGGATTTGGCAAATATGATGCTAAAATTGATGAAAAACGTGCAAAGAAGCTTGGTGCACTTGGAATTGCAATGCGTTCAATGCATGATCTTGTTGGATATGTTATTACAGCGATGAAATATGCTTATAAAACTATTTGGGAACTTGTTTATGGAGTCCCATATGAATATCGTGGTATTGAAGGTATACAAAAGAAGATACTTGAAATAATCCATGCTGCTAATTGGATTAGACAAATTAAAGATTTACCTGATCATAAACATACTAGACATGATGCTGAGTATTTTTATAAAATGCTCTCTCTTGTTCATGACACTGAAGAAATTGATTTCATTCGTTCTTCATTTCGTAAAGCTGGAACTCGTGTTGATTATCGACCTTATGAAGATGCTCGAAATACTATTATATTAGAATTCAATACTACCCAGAAGGAAATGAATTCACTTTCAAAACGAAAACGTCCTGTTGTAGTCTGTTTTATTGGACCTCCTGGTACTGGTAAATCTGGATTACGGAATTTTCTTGCTACTGATTATACTGTCAAACATAAGAAAATGTTATCTATTCCTAAGGAACATATTATGTTTGAGAAAGTTAATGATCAATTTTGGGATACTTATGATAATCACCTTGTTTATTCAATGGATGATTTTGCTGCTATTGATGATAAAACTGTTACTGCTCCCCTTGCTGATGAATTCTTACATCTTGTTAATGACACAGCGTTCCCTCTTAAAATGTCAAAAGTAGAAGAAAAGAATACAAAATTCTTCACTTCTGAACTTATTATTTTGACCATCAATGAATTTCCAACTGATGCTATGCTTGGTCTAAGAAGCCCACAAGCTTTTTTTAGACGCTTTGATTTTATTGTACGTGTTGACCTTAAAGAAGGTATCAAACTTACTGAAGATACTGAAATTTCAATTGATCATTATAATCTGTCATTGTATTCCCAACGTCAAATTGAAGCTCGTTCTTTTAAAAATAAAGGTGAAGAGAATATTGCGTTTGAAGAGCTCGAACGTCGTGTTTTTGAACTTGATTCTAAAAGACAACAACCTTCTCGTTCTTTACTTGAAGTTGCTTATAATCGTTCTTTACTTGATTCTGATGTTAATAACAATGCACCTGTTCTTGCTCCTCTTGTTAAAGTGCAAGGTAAATCAATTTTGGCCAAGTATGCTCTTGCTTCTGGTTATTGTCCTTTCTGTCAATTATACGATCGAAATTACTTTTGTTTGCCTCGTCCCGATCAGTTTGCTCAGACCTCACAAGGTTGTCGTATACTGATGTGTGATGATTGTATGAAAGAAGCTAAAGCACATAAAATTGAATGTGCTTCCTTACCATTTGATTTACATTCCTTGCATGATGGTGCTGAAGTTGTTTTTAGTGATCCTCTTGATCTTATCACCACTGGAAAGATTAAAAGAACTATATTGAAAGGTGGAGAGTCCAATGTTGCGTCCGCTGTTGAAGCTTGGTTTAAGTATCAATCTTCGATCGAACAAACATTGTATCATCCACTTATTCCTTATTCTCCAATATTGCCTCGTGCTCAAATGAAGCGTATTAGAAATTGGCTCTATCCTGTTGTTGAATTAGATGAAGATCCTGAACTTATTAATAATAAAGTTGATTTTGATCAACGTAGACTAGATCTTGCTAATTCCTCCATTATTCCTCCCATGGAGTGGAATGTAGTACCTGGATTGGCTGCACTTGGTGTAGTCGTTGCCTGTGTTCTTTCTCTCTATGTGGGTTATAAATTTCTCACACGTGTTGTTGCTCCTGAAGCTCAAGGAAAATATGAAAATAGTATTCCTAAGAAAGGTGCAACCAAGGGACATGCTGTGATGCCTGTCGCAAAACTTGTTCCAAAAACACAAGGAGATAAACAAGCTTTAGATATTGCTACTCTTATGCTTGCTAATTCTGTACGTTTAACCATCATTAATAATGATAATACTGCTTATGCTCTTAATGGACAAGGTTTATATGATAATGTCTTAGTTACTGCTGGACATTTCCTTAAGAAACTTCAACGTGAAAAAGCTGCTTATCTTGAAATTCAACATAAAGGTAAATCCTTTATATTACCTAAAAGTGAAGTTGAATATGAAAGATTAGAAGGACGTGATGCTTGTTTTTTGCACCTTCCAACTTTGAAACTAAATAATCTTCAATTCAAGACTGTTACTCATCACTTTATTGATAATGTCGACGACATAAACAACGCCTTAACTTCCCCAGTTGCGTATGTCTCCGGCACTCCTGAAAAAGTTGAAGTTCAATATGCTGAACGTCGTGAATATCTTGAAACTATGAAATATACTGATGATGAAGAGTGTGATACAGTTGCTAATCACATTTTCGAAATTCAATCTGAAGCTATTCAAACTACTGAAGGTGATTGTGGAAATATTTATATTTCCGTGAATCCAAGACAAGTTCGTAAAGTTCTTGGTATTCATATTGCTGGAGGTGGTGGTTTTGTATATTGTCAATTAGTCACTCGACAAGATATTGAAGCTTTACCTTGGAAAACTGCTACTGTTCTTAATCAAATTAAACAACAAGGTAAATATACTGTTTGCTCTGTGAATGTTGCTAATTTGAAGCCTGCTATTGCTATTCCCGAAGGTTTGGATGTTATCCAAATTCTTGAACCAAAATTTTCTGTTCGTGCTCCAACAAAAACAGAAATAACTATGACTCTTATTGGTGCTCATGATCCTATTATACAACCAATTCGTGGACCAGCCAAATTGTCGAAATTTGAAAATGAAGAAGGAGTTGAAATTAGCCCTGCTGAAATTGCTCTCAAGAAGATGGTTGCTCCGAATAAAAAATACGATGCTTTTACTCGTTCGTTGATTAAAGCATGTATGAAACAAGCTTTGAAGGTCAAAAGACGTGTTTCTGGGCGTGGTTTAGAAATAAATGACGCTCTTAATACTCCAGTTGGCTATCGTGCTGTTAAGCCTGTTGATGTTCGTACCGGACCTGGTTATCCACATAATACTCCTAGTGAACAATGTGACCATAAACATGATTTTATTGATATGGATCCTGTCACTGGAAGAAGAACTGCAAAACAAAAGTTGATTGATGCAGTGAATAAAGTAATTGATTGTATTCTTGCTGATGATACCGAAGGTTTAATTAAAGCTTCTGACTGTTTGAAAGACGAATTACGTTTACTTGAAAAAGTCAAAGCTGGAAAAACCAGAATGTTCTCTAGTTTACCTGTTGAGATATTGGCTATTATGCGTATGCTTTTTAGTGATCTTATTGAAAATGCATCTCGTGATAAAGAAAGCCATTTTGGTCTTGGAACTAATCCAGAATCTGCTGATTGGAGAAAATTGTTTAACCAATTGTTCCCTGACAAATTTGCCAAAGAACATGTTGCTGCTGGTGACATTGAAGCTCAAGATGCAAATACACCCTCAGATGCTTCTGAAGTGTATAATGAATGTGTTCTTGAAGAATACGAAGAATTTGACCCTGATATTGAAATAGAAATGATGCCTGGTCGAAAATTCTCAAAAGCTCAACGACAGAAACTTCGAAAAGGTTTATTGACTGGAGTTTTCACTGATTGTATACATGTTTTCTTTAACATAATGTATCGTGCTGCCCATGGAAATCCATCTGGAAACCTTTTGACAACTCATTCTAACTGTTGTCATACATATTCTGCTATTGTGTTTAGTGCTGTTCTTTATTTACACAAGCGTGATGGTAAATGGTATAGTCCTAATTTTGTTGCTAAACATTTACGCATTAAAACCTTTGGTGATGATCATATTGCCTCATGGACCAAATTTCTCAAAGGATTTGGCATGGGTGCTCTTGTTAAAGGTTTTGCTGAGTATGGTTACAAGTTAACTGATTTTCTTAAGAGACCAATTGTTGTCAATGAAACTGATTGGTCTGCTACTATCAACACTTATAATTGCTATGAGGTTGAATTCCTTAAACGTTCCTTTAAGGATAATGAATTTGGTGAAGTTGATGCTCCTATGAAAGAAGAACATATTGAAGATATTACAAATTGGACCACAATCAGAATGCCACTTCGTGAAGGTACTCGTGAATCCGCCAAACAAGCTCTTGCTGCTATGTATCATCATGGACCTGCGAAATATGAAGCTTTACAAGCCAAAATTAATCTTCGTCTTCGAAAGTTTGAAAT